CTACCGAGCATGAGGAGTCGGCCGCACAGGATCTCGTACCTAGCAGACGAGCCAGGCGTGAATGTGAGCGCGGTGTCGAGACGGATTGTCGGAGTCGTGCCCGAGCTATTGCCTACGATCCAGCGCTCCTCCGTCTTGCCCGCTGTACCGTCAATCACTCGGATTCGAAATCCAAGCTCGCCGCTGCCTCCGCGATTCGCGAGCATGTTCACGCCCACCGCCGTCGGAAGCGCGGTAGTCAGTGCGAACGAGGTTGTAGTCGCGCCTGTCGGATTGATCGTCCCGACGGCTCCGAAGCTCGGCGCAAAAAAGCTCGTGGCGCCAGCGCCAAACGTGCCTGCGGTGAGCGGATTCGCGATTGCCGTCTGCCACGCTTTCGTGACTACGTTGAAGCGGTTGAGGACGGCGTTGCTGGCGAGCTGGTACACGAATGGGTTGCGCGTCGCATCGTTGCGATGATCCGCGGAGAGGCCCTGGGCCGCGGCGGCCGCGGTGATCGAAGGCGCAACTTGCGCCCACATGAGTCGGTCAATGACTTTCTTGAAAGTGTTTGCCATATCAGGTGATCCGCGCTCGGACGCAATCGGCCCACGCCGATAGGTTCGTTTGATTGATCAACATCGAACCGTTGCGCCCATCGATGTTTGTCAGTCCGGCCACGGTCGTGCACGTGGTCACCGTCGTGACGGTCGTGACGGTGCCGCTTTCGATCACCGCAGTCGAGCGAGCGCGGCGCAGCGTAGAGTCGTATCCAGGCGGGCTTTGCAGCACCGCGAGGATCTGTCTTTGTGGCCCGCTAGCGCCGCCTGTCTCTTGCACGGGAAGCGGATCGGCGACTGTGACGTCGGTCGCGATCTTCGCATCGTCGGCCCCGGTGAGCACGACGAGGCCGACAGTCTGCGCCTGCGCGGTCTCTCCGCTGTACGAGACTTCGCGCGTAGTGACTTTCCCAGAGCTCGCGGGCAGTGCGACGTTGTCGGCCATCAGTCCTCCTCAGGACAGCGTGAAGATCCCGGAGGCACTCCACTGAATCGTCAGAGTAGTCCCCGCGTTGACAACGACGTTCGCCGGGGTGTCGTCGAGAAGGATGTAACCGATCAAGCGATCGGTTCCGCCGTCCGCGTAGAGCACGAGATATCGCGCCGTGAGACCGGCGCCCGAGGCGGTCCAGGAGACGTCCGCCGCATCGAAAGTCACGGTACCGCCAGAGCGGGTGACGGTGACGCCCGTCAAGGCCGCGCCTCCTGCCGTGTAGCCGTCCGCCGTGGGAAGCTCGCCGGCCAGATCGCTTGTGAGCGCGTGAGTGTTGACGACGGGCGTGTATGCCGACGTCAGGAGCATCGCGCGGATCGTCTCGCCGTCGAGATCGATCGTCGCTTTCGCGATCCCTTCTTTCGCAGCCCCGTAGAGCGTGAATGCGCCGACGGCCATGGATCAGACCGCCGCCGCGGAATCCGCGTTGCTGCCGTGCGTCGCGTCGCCGTCGACGATCTCGAGCTTCCAGGTCCGAGTTCCGGCCTCCACGCCAAGCTCAAGATCGGGCTCCTGCGTGATGTACGCGACGCCCTCGACGACCGTGGTTCCGTTGCGGTCTTGGAGAAGGAACGAGCCGACGCCCTCGCCCGCCTCCGCCGCGACGTCGGCCGCAAGGATCGCGGAAAGGCGATCGTTGACCTCGGAGGTCTGCATCGTCGAAAACTCGACCATCCGCCTCGTGTCGTGCCGGCGCGAGCGCGCGACCTCGCCGTCCACGCCGACCTTGCTCGAGAAGCGCGGAGCGGCCGGCGTGATCTTGATCCAAGTCCCGTCGGCCAGGCCCTTGTTCAGATTCACTCCCGCGAAAACCGCGGTGTACTTTCGGGGATCGTAGGTTTTCACACTGTCACCGTGCCGACGAGGTTGACGACGTGGATCGCGCCTGCGAGGCGCGCCGAGAACTCGAGTCCGCGAAGGATGCGAGCCGCGCGATCCGCGGTCGACTGGTCCGCAACGGCGAGATGCGTGATCGTCCAGCCCGAATCAATGATCGATCGCCGCTCGGCTTCGCGGAGCACGCCGCGGAGCACGGCCTCGATCTGCCCGATGCCCGCCTCCGTGTAAGGCACCTTCGGCTCGTTCGCGAGGAGCGCGAAGATCGCTTCCGCCGCTCGAGCCTCGATCCAGGCGATCCCGAGGACGACGTCGATCCACTCTCCGCCGAAGGTCTTCCCAGGTCGCGTGATCGGGACCTTCGCCTCTTCGGTGTAGTGGTTCGCCTTGCTCGTCGTCGCGATGAAGTTTCGTTGGGTCGACGTGAGAGCATCAGCTCCGACGCCCTCGAGCGACTTGAAGGCCCACGTCGCAGATCCGGGATCGCGTGGCGCCATCGTCCCGCACCAGGCAGCCTCGATCGCCGACTTGCGCGACTGGAGCGTGAACAGGCCCGCGCATGCGTCGTTCGCGAGAAGCGCGGTGTAATCCGCGCCCGAAGTGAACTCACCGGAGACGAAGTCCGTGGGATCGTTGTAACTCAAGCCGGCAAGATAGAACCTGGAATTTGCGAGCGCCCAGCGCGCGATCTTGTCGATGTTCTTCGGGCTCGCGGTGTCCGTGAGAACGAAGTAGAACTCCGGGTCGATCACGAGCGCCGCGGTAAGCGCGTCGTCATAGTCCTGGTCCGCCGTGGTCTCGCGAACGAACGCCGTGGGGAACTCGAAATACGCTACGCCGTTTCCGGCGGTCGGTACGGCAACCGTCAAAAGCGGGGAGGCCGTCGTCACGCTAGCAGCGCCGATCGCGGCCTCGATCGCGGTGTCGACTGCGGCGAGGGTCGTCGCGATGTTCGTATTCCATGCGACGTTGATCGCCGTGACGACCCCGGCGGGGCTCGTGACGGTGCCTGTGATTGCGGATCCCGTAGGATGCGACGCGAAATCTAGGACGACGGTTTGCAGCGCGGAGGGGGTCGGGAGCTTCCCGATCTTGATCTCGGAGGGGCGGATCTTCTGGCCGAACATCGCTGCCGCGGCTCTATACGGCCACGTGTGCGAAGCGAAGTCCGTCGCGACTTCGGAGAAGGTGCGGTATGTCCGCACTTCGGAGCCCGCCCAGGCGTTGTGAAGCGCCATGATCAGGGGGACGCCGAACCCCTTACGCGCGGGGTTGACCGTGCCGGCCTGGATCTGGACGCTGACGATCTCCGAGAGTGCCATGGGGCTAGGATAGCACGCCGCTTGACACGGGGGCCGATTGGATCCACTGGACTAGATCCCCTCGGACCTCGCGCGACGTATTGAACGCCAGATCGAAGATCGCGACCGACCGCGTATCGCCCGCGTCGCCGCGCGCCGGAGCCGTCAAGACCGGCCCGCACGTAGCAGCGGAGAGGTTCTCCGCCTCGAGGAGCGCGCGCACGTCGGAGCGCTCGAGCCCCGCGACGAGACGATCCGCGAGATCTTCGCTTGCGAACCCGAGATCGTGCGAGTCGCCGTCAACGACGATCTGCAATCGGACGACGCGAACGCCGTGGATAGTCTCGCGGAGATCGCCGGAGGGATCGCCGTCGTCGCGGACGCGCGGCTCGTCGATCCCGATGCGCCGGATCCCGAGAACGCGGATCGAAACGTTCGCGACGTCCGAGACCCACCGCGACGTCCGATCACCGATCCGGACGTCGAGCGCCGGATCGGAAACCGCGAGGCGGAGGATCTCGATCAACGCGCTCGAAAGACTCACGAGGCGCCCCGCGATCGCACGTTCGGCGCGCGAAGCTCCGGCGCATTCACGTCGAGCCACGCGATCGCCGTCTCGCCCGCATGTGAGACGAAACCTCCGCGCCTCACGGTCGGCGCCGCGGCAAGCAGGTGCGCGAAGATGTGCTCAACATCCGCGTCGCTCACGCCGTACCCATGCAACGCCTCGGCGCGCGTGCGGGTCCACCATCGCTCGATCGTTCCGTATCGCCACCAGTGCAATTCCATCGACGTCACAACGGCCGTTGCCTCCGCGTGCGTGCGGTCGGACGTCGAAAATAGATACCCAAGATCGCGCGCAAGCCCGCCCGCAGTACCGTCGTGGACGTGCTGGCATTCGTGCGCGATCGTCGCGATCTGTTCCCAGGGGGACCAAACTCCGCCCACGCCGAGATCAAAGGGGACGAAGATTGTTCGGCCCATCGTCGTCACCACGTGCGTCTCCCAGCGTGCGCCGAGACCGAAACCGAAGGCGCGAAGGAACGCGCCCGCCGCTTTCATGGCTGCGCTTGACGCCTTCGGCACGATCGTCGCGCCGTACGCGCGCGCCATGTGATCGGCGTACGCGCGGACGATTTCGGGGCGGATCTCGGAGTCCGGGATCATCGCCCCTCCACCCGAAGACACGCGTTGATCTCGCGCCCGTCCTCGCGCGTCGTTCCACACGTCCACTCGCCGCCGCTCGAGCGCGCGACCTCCGCGCAGTCGGAGACCGGGCGCCACTGTCCGCGCGCGTCACACACCTCGACGCGCTCCGATGTACAGCGCGTCGCCGTCGTCGGACAAACCGGCGCGGGGCACCCGGCGAGCGCGAACGCGAGCGCGAGAAGAAAGATCCGCGTCATACAACCCTCGTCGCGATCGAAGATCGAAACTGACCCTTGTCGATCAAGGGCGTTGACGATCCCTTTTTCCGGATCGTTGACTCCGCGTTTTCGGGATCGATCCCGTTCGCGATCCGTTGCTGGATCTGGCCCTGGATCCAGAGTCCGAGCCGGCCCAGCGCTTGGGCCTTCGTCCGATCGCCCGCGATGATGGCGCGAGACTCGATCTTCGTGCGCTCCGTGAGCGCGGGGCCGTTCGCTTCGATCCAGTCGACCAGCCACGATCGGCGCGGCTGTCCGAGACCGAACTCCGCCCACGCCGCGACGTCGGCGACCGTGACGCCCGCGCCTTCCTCGCGCCGCGCCTCCGCGCCGAGGATCCCGACCTCGACGGCTCGAGCGCGCTCGCGAAGTCGCGCCAGGAGCGCCGTAGCGCCTCGGTCGACCGTTCGGACCGTCATCGACCCCCCGTCTCCGCGTCGAGGGCTACATCACCCGCGTACGGCGCCGCGCCGGCCGTTCGGAAGCCGGACGAGACGATCGCCTCGAGGATCTTCCGCTCGCGCGAGTAGGGCGACTCCCCCGGAGGCTCTCCCTTTCGCATAGCGCGCGCGGGGCTCTCGAGCGCGAGCATGTGCGCGGCGAGGTAGTAGACGCCCGCGTCACGTATCGTCTCGACCGTCCACACCTCCGCCGGCGTCCGCGCCTCCGCGATCGCGAGACGCGCCGCGATCATCGATTCCGGGGTTCGCGCGAACGTTTCTCCGAAGAACGAGCGGAACGCGGAGGCCGTGACCGTCATACACGATCAAGATAGCAGACGAAAAGGCGAAGCCCGCGCGAGCGATCGCGCGGGCTTCGGTGTCGACGTGGATCCGATCAGGCGTTCGGGAGGCCCGTGAGGTAGCGCATCGAGAGGGGCTGGTAGATCACGAAGCCCGCGATCCTGCCGATCGCCATGATCCTGACGCCCAGACCGATCTCCTGCGGCGGGCGGAGCGTGAAGGGCTGGGGGACGACGATCTCGAAGTTCTGATTGCTCGTCGCCATGAGAAGGCCGCGCGACTGATTCGCGGCGGTGCCGTCCGCCTCCTTCAAGCGATTGAGATCGATCACGCGCCTCACGGAGCCGTTGATCTTGAGGAAGCGCTCAAGCACCGACTCCGGCCGTCCGTCGGTGAACATCGTATGTGCGAGACGGAGCCGTGCATACATCGGAAGCGCGAGCGTATCCGGAGCGAAGGTGCCGTCCGAGTCGGACACCTGCGCGGCGACCGCGGTTAGTAGATTGTCCAGCATCGTCTGCGCGACAAGGCCGCCCGTGGCCCACGCCGCGGAGGTAAGGGCCGTAGATCTGACCTGCGTCGAGCCCGTGCCGACGGGATGATTACAGACGCCCGAAGCGATGCCGTGGACCGTATCGCCGCGCGCCGCGACGCGGTCCACGAGACGATCGAAGGCCTCGCGTGCCGCCGCGAGCTTGCGGGCCTGGAGCGGCTTTCCTGCGCGCGCCGCGCGCCGCATCTCGGCCATAGAATAATTCACGGCGACGCCCGCCGTGAAGATCGCTCGAGTTTGCTTGACCCCCTTGATCTCTACCGATCGCAGATCGTCGCCGAGGGAGTCGTCGGAGATGAAGGCGGCTTCGCCGACTCTGTCGATCTCTTCCCACGCGAAAGACTCCGCGTCCGCGTCGACATCCGAGGACATCGGCACGGCGGCGACGGTTTGAAGATTCGAGTATGGGGCCTCATAGACCCGCGCGCGGAGCTGCTCGAGCTGGAGCGCGAGCATGGCGGTCTCGTCCGCGTCGAGGCGTCGATTGCGGTAGTCGCGATCGATCTCCTCGTCCTCGGCGGTGCGGTTTGCGATCTCGGAGAGTCGTCGCGCGGCGCGGAGACTCTCGTCGGAGGGCTTGATGTTCATGAGTCGTTGATCCTTGTGAGGCGGGAAGTGGGGGTTTTCAGGCGCCGCTGCCGACGGTCGCCGCGTCCTGGTTGCCGAAGAGATTGACTTCGACGATCGCGCATCCGGCCGCGCCTGTCGTCTGCGCGATCCGGAGGCCCGGAACGAGAACCTCCCCTGTCGGGATCGAACCCGCCGCGGTGCCTTGCGCATAGCCCTTCAAGGCCCCGGTAGAGAGGACAATCCCAACACACTCCCCCGCCGTCACGGCCTCGACGAATTCCATATACACCGATCCGAGCCGGAGCACGGACGCAGACTTGCCCGCCACGATTCCGGAGCCGCCGATATCCTCCACAGGCCTCGAGGTATCCAGCAGCACTACGCCGGCGAGCATCGCGACAGTGACCGTGTCCCCAGTCGTGACGGGCGAAATCTGATCGTCCGCGTCCGTGCCGCGCTTCGCGAGGCGCCCCGCGCTGATAGCCGTCTGCACGGTGAAGGATCGGGCAAATTTCGGCGCCAGGGGCTCCGCAAGTTGTCCGGGGTAGGCGTGCGCGAGATCGGAAACGACCGAATTGAAAGGCATTGTCTAGGCTCCGAGAGGGATGAGGGTTGCGGGTCCGAGCGGATCAAAGACCCGCGAAAACGGCCTTTCGCTGCGCGGCGAGAACGCGCGCGCGGATGTCCTCGGCGGTCTCCGCCTTCGGATCCTCCGCGCGGTCGGCGCGGATCTTCGCGTAAGCCGCGTCGATCGCGTCGGCTCGAGCGCCCGCGGCGCCCGCCGCCGGAGCGTCGGGGGATCCGGGCTGCGCCGGCGCCTTCGGCTTCTCGTCGGCGCCCATCTTCGCGAGGGCGATCGCGATCGCGACGGCGAACGCGCCCGCGACGAAGTCCGGGCTTGCGCTCGAGAGATCGACGTCCGGCGCGATCCGCTTGACGACGTCGATCATGACCGCGTTGTCGTCCGCGTCGGCGCGCGCCTCGATGCGGGCGGAGCGAACGCGATCGCGGATCAGGACGGAGCGCGCGGCCTTCGCCGATGCCTCGGCCGCGTCGGCGCGAGCGGAGAGGGCCGCGATCGCGGCCTCGGCCTCGGGGGATCCGGCGGCGTACTCGCGGCCGGCGATCTTGATCTGCATGGGCGGGGGATCCTTAGGGCTGGGGTCGTTGACTTCGTCGCCCGCCGAATCGAGGCGGAGCGAGACTTCGGAGCCGGCTCGGCCGCGGGGGACGAGCGCAACGTGGTTCGGCCGGATCCGGCGCTGGATCGCGTCGTACGGCTCGCCTTCGGGCGAAACGCCCGAGGTCATCTCCAGATCGACGTCGTATCCAACGGAGACTTCACGAAGCGCGCCGGAGTCGACGCGAGAGATCGCGCCGGCGTCGGAGATCACAACGCTCGCTTCTACGAAGCGCCGATCCTCGCTCGCGCGGACGTCGTCGCCGACATGCCCGATCGCGACCCCGGACCACGTTTCCGCCGTCACACGCCGCGCGCCGGAGGTAGGGTGCTCCGCGGTGACGGGAGCGGCGCGGAGCGCCTCGAGGGCGCTCGGAGCGAATACTTCGTCCGCCGGCCGGTACTCGCGCCGCGTCGATCCGTCCGCCTGTCGATACGCGAACACGCCCGTCCGCGTCAAGCGCGCCGGAACGCGGATCGCGCCGGAGTCAAGGCGCGTCGCTTTCGAGAGGGGAGATCGGTCGAGCCGGAGGACCATTCCGCTTGACTGTAGCACGTGGACGGCTAGTCTCCGAGGATCGGGATCGCCACGCACCGGCATTGGTAGTCGGTCCCGGGGTTCGCGCGGTCGCCCTCGAGGTTCACGATCGGCGGATCCGCGAACGCGAAGATCTTTCCGTCGAGCGCGTAGTGTAGACCCTTCGGCCATTTCCCCGAAGGGTTCCCGCGGACGCGCTCGTCTCGCGACGTGCTCCACCGATAGTGCGTGATCCCGACCTCGGAGCAGCGCGCGACCGTAAGATCCCCGTTCCCTTTCAAGATCTGATCTCGCGCGATCAGATTCGCGCGCGACTGCGAAACGTCGAAACGCTCCCGGATCTGATCCGCGATCGTCTCGACGCGCGTCCCCTCGCGCGCGCCTGCGCGGACGACGTCGCGCACGTCCCCGTGCAGGCGCTTCGCGATCGAGGTGATCAGGCCTACGTTTTCGCGACGCCAGGCCTCAAGAAGTCGGAGGATCGCGGGGGGCTCCGCGTCAATGTCGATCCGGAGAACCGCGGCGAGATCTTCGACGTTCCACTTGTTGATCCGGCGCCCGAAACGGTCAACGAGATCGAGCGCTCGATCCTTCGCGATCTTCTCGAGCCGGACCCGGAGAAGGCCGAAGTCCAGATCCCCCGCCGCGTCCTCGCGCGCCTCCGCGCGTTGCTCCTCGCGCCGCGCGTCGAGCCAGGGCCGGACGAAGGCGCGGACCTCCGCCGCTAGATCGCGGTTCAAGCTTCGCAGGGCGCCCGCGTACGCCTCCGCGACGTCGAGAGGTACCGCGGGCCGCTTCGCGACGCGCTCGCGCTTTGCGAGGGCGGCACGGCGCGCCGCGAGGGCCGCGCGCCTCGAGGGCTTCGCCGTCACGGGGCCTGGACCTCGACGCGCCGCGCGCGCTCGACGAAGTAGGGCTCCGCCCAAGCGTACTGACGGGCAGGATCCGCGGAGTCGAGATCGAGAAAGAAGATCCGCCCGTTCGCGACGGCGGTTACCTGTAGCCGGTGCTGATCGCCGGTGTCAATCCAGGTCTCGCCCGAAGCGGGGCGGAGGATCTCCGGATCGGCTCCGTCGTCTTCCTCGAGGGCTCCGATCTTCGCAGCCTCAAGGATCTCGTGGTAGCTCGCGCCTCCGAGCCGGATCTCGCGCGCCTCCGCCGCGTCGATGACTCCGGACGCGATCCGAGCCGCGTCCGTCGTCGCCTCGATCGACTCCTGCGCGGCCTTCTCCGCCGGCGTCGGGGTCCACAATGCAGGCCACCTAATCTCCCCCGACCATTCGATCGCGTTCGCGCGCGCGACGGTCCGGATCAGGGTCGCGATCTGCGCTTCGTGGCGCTGGCGCTCGACCTCGATCCGCTTGTACCAGATCCGGAGATCGCTCTCGCCCGTGGCGTTCATTCCGACCGGCGAGA